TGTGATGATGCCAGGTCTGAGACTCCTGCTCCAAGCATGAGTAAGGACATTAGAACAGTCACCAAACAATGCCAATTGGGTAGCATTCATGGCCGTGACACTCAGGATCTTTAGGCCCTTGCCAATAGTCATAACCTTCTTAGAAGGTTCATTCTTGGCAAAGGCAAACGACACAGTGTCACTCTTTGCCCTCTGTTCAGCCTCAGTCATCTTGATCACTTGATCACGTGATTGACGTCTCATAGCAGAAAGGTCTTCACCGATCAATGCATTGAACCTTTTAGCATCGATAACCCTATCAAATAACAACCGTATAATTTTCCTAGCGCTGGACATATCCTTAGCTGTTATCACGGTAGGATTGGTATGGCGTTCAAGCATATTGATCTTGTCGGAACCTTTGACGCGTGCTGGATTGAAAATAAAAGTCTCCTCACACGAGACTGGGCTATGACCATGATACGTATTGACCAATTTACACTTACTGGCATCGATCTCTGTAGACGTTATTGCTTCAAGTGGGACCGCTTCCTGCTGCTCCTCATCAATTAAAGAACCCATAGTGAAACCAGTTTCTGGATGATAAACTTCACTGTCCTCGAGGACGACATTTTCATTTTCAAACCTCTCATACAATATGGTGTCCACCACTGTGGGATCAACCAAATCCCATGTAGGACTTGAGTATAAGAAGTCAGAAGGAAGTTCAGTTGTACCATTAACAAGGGATTGATCTACCATAGGTCCATCCATGAGGGATCTCTTGTCCTTGAACACAAAACAAGTACCTTCAGACGAGCGAGTTATGGCAACGCCAAGATGAGCGCCGGAAGCTTTGAGAAATGTCATATCTGGACATGCCCCACCACCAAGGGTAGTATGTACGAAAGTCCATTTACTACGTGCACCCTGGGACTCATGCGCTGTCAAGGCATCATCATTGCCACGGCCAATCATAAGAGCTTTTGCCTTCTGTGTTCCGTTTATACACAAGTCATTCTTTCCAACGGAAATCACGTCATCTTGTTCAATCGTATAAAACAAACCATGGCACTTAGAAGAACCGGAGTAATACATGTCACATGGAACCGGTGACCTATTAACCCTTAAATACTCAAGCATAGATGTGAAAGGCGCAAAGGATACGGGTGCAATGGCTATAAAGCCAGGCCTGAATGACATAGGGTTTAACGAGGCATCTTCCTCCTCAAAGACTGCACCTATCTGATGTCCATCGCCGATAGTAATCAAACCCTTTGCGGAAGGAAATCGTCTGAGCAATTCAAGATGCGATAAACCAAAGGTATACGCTTCATCGACTATAACAAACCTGGAACAGTCCATCGTCAAGGCCTTGTGTTGAGTGGCAACACTTGCACGTTGAAACGGATCCAACTCGCCTAGTTCTTTGATCCAATCGCTCTTAAGTTTATTGGAGGGAACGACAACAAGATCCTGTGATGTTATCCAGCTTCGAACACCCTTAGACTTTCCACCAAAGGCCAGACCATCAATGTGAGCAATGTACGGTATAGGTTTGTTATGAACCTTGTCCATCTGACCAGACATGATCTTGTTGACGGCCTCAAGTTCAAAGTCTTTTCCTATCCAGTTCATCAACTGTGAATTCGTTACAAAAGACTTCCTAAGCTTGGTTTGATCACGCTGCGTGCTAATGGCCAATGAAGACACTATATTACTGATGAATTCAGAACCCTTTTCATCAGGCGAGTACTTGCACATAGCGTTTGGTGGTATAGGCGGCAAAACTTCCACATCCTCAACCTTAGACGAATACCCAGGAAGATAGTTGTCCATGATGTCATGAATCTCAGCGAAACTAAC